AAGGTGATGGTCTTGCCGCCGACCGTGATGGTCTGGCCGGAAGTGGGGTTGGTGGCGATGGTGATCGTGCCGGAAGCGTAAGCGCCGCCCAGCTGGATCATCGTTGCGCCCGGCATAATGGCCACCAGGTTCGACAGCGTGGTTTCGGCCAGAGGCACCTTCACGTTGACGGTTCGGCCCATCAGGTATTCATTGATCGGGGTCTTGCCGAACTGGTCGATGTTGACGGGGTGGGTGTCGGTCTTCACGGACACTTCAACGCCGCCCTTGGTGTAGCCCAGGTCCACACCGTCGAACAGAACCTTGCAGACGCCCAGCTTGACGTTGCGGATATCACTTGCCATTTTGTTTCCTTTGCAAAGGGGTAATCAGTCAGTCATGACTTATCGGAAGATAACACAAAGAGACCTAATTGTCCAGAGTCTTCTGGATGTAGGCCGCGGTCACGGTAATCATTCGTTTGACAACTTCCTGGCGCATGGCCTCTTGAGCGCGCTCCATGAATTTGCCGCCAGCCTCGACGCCCTTTTCCAAACCGGCCTGCACAGATTCCTCACTAGGCATGAATTTGCCAGGCTGACTGGCCCAGCCCATGTGTTCATGAACCTCCCAGACATACTCGCCAACCGTCTCGACCGGGTCTTTGCGATCGAGTTTCTTGGGGTCTTGGACTTTGGTGTTGCCGCTGATGAAGACGTCGTAATTGGAGACACCCTTGACGAACCGCCCACCGGCGCCTTGAACGCCGCGGCGGCCGACCTGGATGGCTCGCTTGAGGTCGCCGTAGTCGATTGGCGCCATGTCTTTGGCTTTTTGAGCCACATCGTTGGCGCAGGCCTTCAGCTCCTCGTTGGCCACGCCTTTGACGCCGCGCAGGCGCTGCAGGCGCAGCTTCATCTGCTTGATGCCGCCATCGTCAACGTCAAAGCTCATTGGGTGAACGCCACTTCGAAGTCTGCGGCGAACTCCAGCAAATTGCCCTTGCTCAGCGGGAATACGGCTGGCAGCGACTTGGGGCGCATGAACTTGAACAGCATCGGGCCGATCTGCGCAGGCCGCTCAACGGTCAAGGCGTCAAACACCTGGCCGATCAGCTCCTCGCCGCCAACGTAGCTGGTCGAGCGCACAATCAGCTGGAAGGACGTCTTGTAGTAGCCGGGCAGCTCGTGGTCGATCAGCGTGCCCTGCAGCTTGTTGCGCAGCAGCACGCCTTGCGGGCACTCGGCGGGAATCGAGTTGATGAAGACGCTCTCGCCCTGGATGCCGATGCCTGCATCTTCAAGGCGTTGCGCCAAAGGCAGCAGGTTCATCAGTTGCTCCAGTAGGTGCAGGTGACTTCGAAGTGGTCCAGACGGCCCTGCAGATCGTGCCTGGGAAACCTGGACATGATGCGCAGACGAGTGCCAGCCACTTCGATCACGTCGTCAATGGCCGCCACAGTCGTCTTGGTCAGCAGCAGCTTGGCGTCCACCTCCAGCTCGCGCGCATTGCCGCGGCTGGCACTGGTGTCAGCACGCACGGCAGACTTCTCGTTCTTGACGTTGAGCGTGATGATCGAGCAGCGCTCGGCCTGTCTGGTGCCGGCCAGGGGCATGCCGTAGACGTCAGTCTTGCCGCTCGCCTTGAAAATCACACAGCCTTGATTAGGTCGGAACATAGGGGTCTGCTATGGTGGTGTGCGCGTTGGGATGAAAGTAGGACTCCCACTGCGCCTGAAGCTCGTTGAGCGTGGCCGGACCTTTGCTGGTCATGACGGTGTCCAGGCCGGTCTGGGCATATTGGTCAAGCTGCGTCTGGACATAGGCCTGGTAGGCGAAGTCGCGCACGATGGTGCGCATCAGGGCCTCGGCCATCCATTTGCGCCCCGAGGTGTCGGTGGCCTTGAAGACGACCTGGCCGGCCTTGGACTGGATCAGCAGGCCGACAGCGCCCGTTGCACCCTTGAGCATGTCGGCCGGCCCCGCGGCGCCCGTGCGTGCCATGCGGTTGATCTGACGCATGTTTTCAAGCACCATCGCGCGCACTTGGGCAAGCAGCACCTTTTTGCTGGTCACCAAAGCACTTGCAAGCTCGTCAGATGCGTCCGACAGTAGCGAAGCAAGGTAGTGCTCGATCTCGCGCTCGGCGCCGCTCAAGAAGGTCTGGGCGATCCCGGTCGTGTCAGTGCGCAGGCCAACAAGAGCGTGCGGGGTGACGACTGCGCCAGGCGCGCGCATTTGGTGGTAGCGCCCGGCCAGCGCCCACAGCATCAGACCGTATTGCGCATGGACGTCTCGGGCCAGGTCGTCGTAGAGCATGCTCAGCCTCGCGTCAGCATTTTGGCCATTGACACAAATGGGCCAAGGTATCGTAGGGCGCGACGAGATACGGGCAAGTCCAAAGGCTTGCCGGCGCGGAACATTTGCTTGACCTCGCCTACCGACTCCAGCAGCAGACCTTCCTGACGACGCGCGTCAAGCGGACTACCGCCAAGAATCGAGTCAGCTTCGGCGACCTGGGCGCGACACAAGGCCGAGCGAAAGCGGGGAGGCAGCTTGACAAAGGTGGCCGGCGTCATCAGCGACAGGTTGCCGTTGAACATGAACATCCCGGCGTAGGGCGTCGTGTAGGTGCCCTCGGGAACATAGCTCAGGTTGTCCTGGCCAAAGTTCACGTTCGAGTTCAGGATCGCAAAGCGCAGCAGGCAGATGCGCTGACGCGCCTCGATCAAGGCGGCGATCTTGTCTTTTTCGTTTGCGCCATTCCAGCCGTCCAGGCTTGGAATGTCCAGCGAAACGAGTTCAGCTTGTGCCAGGCCTTGAAACGAGTTCAGGCCAGGCACGAGAGTGTCGGCAGGCTCCAGGGCATAGCTTTTGGTAAGCAGCACCGTGTTGTCGCCAACGGTCAGAAACAATTCAACGGTTCGGACCTCGCGCACCGACACGGAATCCAGCTGTGCTGCCGTGATGGTGGCGGGGTCGACATAGGCAATGGCGTTCAAACCCGCAGCGACCGTCACCACAGCCTCGGACCCACCGGAAAAAGTGTCCAAGGTCGTGCGCGCAAGCACTTCCGAGCCATCTTGCTTGATGACCCTGTAGTCCACTGCGGCGACATCCAAGGCGTTGCCGTTGCGGTCTTGCAGCGGCACGGTCAAGGAAACGGCAGTGCCAGCCAGGTAGATCTCCATTGCCCTGCTCCTTACTCAGCGTCGCTAGCTTGCTGGACTGGAGCCGAAGCGGTTTCAGCCGGCGCCGACACCTTCGCCACCGCCGCCAAAATGGCGTCAATCAGGCCGCGAATCGAATTGCTCTTGATGCCCAGGGGCTCGGCAATGGCGCGCAGACCGGCGATACCCTTGTCGTCAGCCACGGCTGCCAGCTGGTCTTCGGTATAAGACTGCAGCTCTGCGACAGCCTGCTCATCGAGCTTGACCTCTTGGGGGCCGTCGATCAGTTGGTCAGGCGTGATGGTCACTTGCTGCTCAACGCCAGGCTGCCCACTCACGAATGGGGCGGGCGTGTGCATGTTGTCCATGTAGATCTGGCCAACGTTGGCAGTCGAGCCATCTTCCCACTCGCCGCCGAACAGTGCGGCTAGACGCTTGCCTTCGTTTGGCAGCACGTCGCGCACGGACAGACCATCTTCAAAATCGACCGTGCCCATCGGGCCGGTAAAGTTTTGGTAGCCGCCGCCAGTCAATCGAAATTTCATGTTTGCCTCTTCAAAATGGAAAAAAGGCGGGTCGAAACCCGCCTCTTTAGTCTACGTCACTTGTGACTGAATCACAAGGATTAGATGTTGGTCACGCCTTGCAGACGAGCAATCGAGCGAGTGGACTTGAGGGCCAGGCCGCAATACCACTTCACGCGGGTGCGAGTCGCGTCCTTGTTTTGAACGGTGCCGATGTTCTCGACCACCAGGCCAGCGTTGCCACCGCCATACAGACCGTGCAGACCATCCAGCTCGTTCATGCGCAGGGCATACACGGAAGCCGTGTTCGTGTTCGCGCCTTGCGTTTCGGCGCCAGACAGGAACTCGTTCATGATGATGGGGATGCCGTTGTGGGTCAGCATCGGGCGACCGAAGTTCTCCAGCTGTTGCATCACGGCGTCGGTGCCGTAGGTGGCGCGCAGCAGAGCGCGATAGGCACGGATGGTGCCGCGGCGCATGACCAGCACGTCGGCGCCATTGGGGATGGCGTCGCACAGCTCGTCCAGCATGGACATGGTCAGGGCATTGCCGTTGGTGCCGGCAGACACCAGTTGCGAGCCGCCCACGGTGGCTGCATAGGCCTGAGCTTGAGCGGCCAGCTGGGGCAGGCCGTCGAACTGCTTGGCGTTGGCGGTGGCATTGCCAGTAGCCAGAACCTTGTGGAACTCGCGCGCCACAACCTTGGCCTTTTTGGCGATTTGGATGGCCAACTGGTCGTTGGTGTCACCCATCGTTGCCTGCAGGAACTTGTCCACGTCCACGTCGCCAGCGATGATGCGCAGCTTGGCAATCACTTCTTGGAAGTTCGCCGAGCTTTCGTTCACCGTGTCGTTGGGGTCCAGCCAGTCGGCCGTGCCGTTGTATTTTTCACGCTCGTAGACGTAGGCCTTGCTGTTCACGCCCATGAAGGGCAGAACGGCAAACAGGTCGTCACGGTCGATAATTTCGTCGATGATGCCGGAGATGAGCGTGTTATTGCTCAACTGCTCGGCTTCGGTGCGAAGCAAAGGCATTTCTTATTTCCTTAGAGTAGAGAATCAAACTTCTCGGCCCCTAAGTCGCTCTAGTTCACCGATGACGGGACTCTATCCTATTTGAGGACTTTTGTCAAGTCATCGGTGACTTACTTCGAATTAGGAAGTCGATTTCAGCGCTTTCAGGCCAGCCGAAATTTTCGAAATACCATCGGCTGGCACTTCTTGCTTTTGCACGCCACTGGCGCGACTGGTTTGCGAGCCGGCGCCGGCCTTGACCTTGCTCTTGATCAAATGATCCTTGTCCGGGTC